TTTTTATTCCTCCAATAATTCGGGATTATCATATATGTTGCCTATAACAGAAAGATTACCAAAATAACATATATCATTACGCAATCCGTGAGCATTTGTTTTCCCGTCTGGTTCAAGATAAAAACCTATATAGCCGTTATTATAATTAACAAATTTATTACTACCGCATTTACCGAACCTTACTACAAATCTATAATTTTGCGATTTTACAATATCGCCTTCAAATATTTTTTGACCGTTTACATCTGCCAAACCTGTATATTGACCGACTGTATCGGCTATAACCTCAACGGCTTGCATTGTTCGCGGCATATTCCAATCCGCAAACGAATTTACTGTTATTACGTATGATATTTCATCATCTTTCAGCTTATCATCGCCTAAAACACATATTTGTCGCTTTTTCCATATGTGAAAACCTCCATAGCACCATTGATTTGTTTCGGTGCTTTTACCTCGGAATAGTATATCCCTCATTTTGTACCTCCTAATACTTGCAATTAATCTTTAATTTGCTTGCCATTGCATTTTTTATAATTTTCAGCAATGTTTTATTTGCGTATTTCGGTAGCGACTTTTTGTTGTAGCCGCTACCTTTAAATCCCTTATACTTTTTGCTCATTCCCTCAACTCCAATTTCAAACGTTGTCCACATTCCATGCAATATTTATCGCTGAATATGTTATTTATACCATTGCCGCAATTAGGACAAATGAATTGATTGCCGTCGAATTCTATTTTTTGGGGAATTTGTTTCTCCAATGTTTTTTGTGCAATAGCCAATGCCATATCTCGTTCGACAGTCATTTTGTCTTTTTGTATAGCGTTTGTAATAATCTCTATCGCTTGTTCGTATGTCATTCCACATCACTCCAATCCAATGCCTGACCGCATTCTACACAATACTTATCGTCAGATAATATATTTGTATCGTTGCCGCAATTAGGGCAACAGTACTCCTCCCCCACTAATACTACATCTTGCGGAATATCTTTTTGCTCATACTCATATAATTTTTCTACTGCTACCCTCGCAGGTTCAAAATTTTTGATTTCACGGTCTATGGTTTCTTGTGCCACAGACGGAAATGCTTCCGCATCAAGCGTTATAATTCCGTTTTTATATTTTTTTGTCAACATTTTTATCCTCCCAACAATCGCAAGTCGTATGCCGTGTATCTTCTTTCCATAGCAAAAATGTTTTCGTTGGGCATTTTGCATATACACCAGTTGTACCATCGTTTAAAGCTCTGAGAAACCTGCATTCATCACATGTTCTCATCTTCGGCTTCAGATATTTCTTAAAATCTGTCAGTATTTCTCTTGTATTGCTTTCGGCTAATTTTTCAAATTGCTCCTCTGGCATTCTTGCTCCTCCATTAATTGTAATGTTCTTTTCAACTTTTCGTCCGCAATTTTATTTATTGTAGCATTGTCTATGTTAAATAAATGTTGCAACTGTATCAGCATTACAATCACGTCCGATAATTCTTCTTTTATGTTGTCTTGAACTTCGTCCATTATTTTTCGTACAGGCTGACCGAATTGTGTTATTCTCATATACTTCGTCAATGCTTGCGTCAGTTCAGCCATTTCCTCAATCACCAATGGGATTTGTTTTATACCGTAGTATTTTGCTATGTCTAACCAGTCTTGCTTTTTGTATATCGGCATAGCTGCATTTTCTTCTAAATACTTTAGCGTGTGTAACCAATTTGCAAGCTGTTTGTGTTCTTCTACATACTCCAAACAATTTTTAGTTGCGACTTCTTCGCAATATTTTATTGCCTCGTCAAGTGTCATGGTCTTTGATTTTATTTCTGTCGTCGAACGCATATTCCATGCTTCTCCGAGTTCATCATCTGACCTACTTTCGTTAATAAAACCTACGGTCGCACCGCAACTTTGACACTCAACTTGAAATCGCATTTCATCGTATACACCGCCGTCAAGAAATGCTACTTCTGTGCTACCACAGAATGGACACGGCTTTAATTTATTATTTTTCATTTTCTATTCCTCCCTCAAACACATTTCCGCTTCTTCATAATTCAGGATTGCCGCCGCTATCGGGGTGGCTTTCCTTTGCTAATATACGGAAACGATTTTTTAATTCGTCCATTGATGGAATATTATCAAATCCCAACGTTACAAAACACTGCGGAATTTGTTTTTTTGGCGGTAAGGTTTTCATACCCTCTATCCAAGTAGACAAATCGTATATACCACGTTCAACCATGCGGGCAATATCTTCTAATGTTTTGACTAATTGTGCAAACAGGTCCGATGAATAATGTATATTCTGTTTATGTTCCGCCGCCTTATGAAGCGAATGTTCAAAACGGTAATATTGATTTTTATAAGTAAATTCAATAAAGCATTCATTTCTACTCCAATCATACTTATATTGCTTTACTCCCAAACGTTCCATAACACGCTTTAACTTACTTTCATATTCCTCAAATCCGCCACTATATTTTTTCTTTTTCATTTCATTGTTCCTCTCATTCTTCCCTATCCTAAGTATCGATTATGTTCAACTGCAAGTTTATCTGTATCAATACACAAATATACTTTTGTTGTTTCGATATTTTCATGGCCGAGCAGTGCTTGTATCTGCTCTATTGGCATACCTTTTTTCAGTGCATTACACGCCATTGTTCTACGAAATCTATGCGGGTGACAATTTGCTACACCTGCTTTTTTGCCTATATTTTTTACATTCGTTTCTACACCGCCCACATTTAATCTTCGGAACGGCTTTTTTAACGAACAAAACAGATACTCGCAATTATCTTTTCGATAATCTATGTACTCGGACAGTCTTAATATTGACCTATCATTAAAAAATACTTTTCGTTCCTTGTTGCCCTTACCATGTACAATACACTCGCCTTTACGAAAATCAACATCTTCAATTTTTATTGAGCTTATCTCACCTACTCTGCAGCCTGTTGATAAAAGGCACTCTATCATAGCTACATTTCTGCGTTTTGCTAATTCGTTTTTATCGTTTCGGCATACATCAAATATTTTTTCAAGGTCAATCGGTGAAAATGGCTTTTTCACAGTTTTTTCTTGTCTTACAACGTCTATATTTAACATAGGGTCTTTAACAATGTAATCATCATTCACCAAGAATTTAAAAAACGAGCATAATACACGTCTAATGTTATTCAAAGTTGTATTGCTTCTGCCATCTCTCTTTTTGCAAGCCAACAAATACCGAATATCATCAGCCGTAATCCTGTCTAATGGCTTATTTATTCTTATCATTGCATCATCTATAACGCATTTATAGTATTTTAGGCTCTTGTCGGATAAGCCTTTTACTTTCTTCGTGACAAAGAACATTTGGTATCCCTTGCTCAAGTCATCATATACCGCAATAGCTTTTTCTTTAGGTGATACTGTGTAATTGTTCAAAGCCATAACAAGTATGTCCTTAAACTGTCGTATATCCGTTATAATTCCACAATCCATGCACTGAATTGCTACCTCATTTGCAATTCTATCTATCATTTATGTACCTCTTTCATCATACACAATGTGCGATATTTCAATAATTCCACTAAATCCGTAAGACTTTTTTGGCACTTCCCTCTTGTGTGAGATAAATATAATGCTTGCTTAACATTCGGTTCCGGAGCATTATCGCCCCACTGACCATCACCAATCATAGCTCTAACTTTATCAGCATTCTCAGTTAAATATTTGTTGTATACTCTTCCTCTTATTGCTCTTTCTGACTTTCCTATACGCTTTGCTATCAGCGAATATGAATCACCGTTTTTTATACCTTCTACAACAATACGGTGCATATCATCAGTCCACGGATTCCTCCTTGTATCCGCTTTTATTGGACGTTCGCGAATACCAAGGTCCGTACATCGCCGTTGTATTGCCCCCTCACTTCGATGAAGTATATCGGCAACTTCCGCATACCCATATTTCTGTTGTTTTAATAAATATCGCAATTTATCATCTTCATATGGTGTCCATTGGTCTTTTCTTTGTAGTGCGTTTGACTTATAGTCTTTCTTACGTTGTTCGTTTACCCATCCAGGCTCTTTGCCCAAAGCCAACGGCTCCATCTTTGAAAAATCTAAAAATGAACGATTTTTTTCAGCCCATTTCCAAAACTCATCTAAATAGATAATTTTAAAAGTATTATTCATAACTTTCTTGTTGTGAACAGGCATACCTCTATTTTCTATCCACGACTTCTTGTAGTATGAAGAAAATGGTCTTCCTGTCAATGCTATTGCCACTTGATTTAATGTTACATATGATCCGTTTTCCAACATAGGTCCAAGATTTAATCTTCCCGCTTTTAATTTTATAGCATTGACACTGCGATTTAGTTTTTGGGCAATGTATGGAATTGAAACAGTTCCCCATTTCTCTTTGAGATATTCAACATCTTCTTTGGTCCATTTTCTGTTCATGGAATCACTCCAATACAAGTTTTATTACGGGAAGTACCCAACTACATAAATAATAGTCAGATACTTCCTATTGTAATTTTTTTATTTTATCTTATGTCTTATAATAGCAACTGCCCCTCGCTCTTTAATTTCTTGTGCCACCATTTTATCCTTTTCAGTCATGTCCTTTTCCAAAGCCTCTAAAATAAGCTTTAGAGTTGCTATAACTGACGGAACCGCATAACGAGGCAGTAGCTGGATTACTTCTCCGATATCCTCCATATACATTTCTGCCATTTTATAATTCATGTCCATAAACTTTTCTTTAATCATCGGACGTAAAATTTCCGACATATTTTTATTACCCATTATTTCATGAAGAAATAACATTTCCTTTTCGCAGCTTTTGAAAATTTCTCTCCTTTGTTCCGTTGTGTGCATTTTATTAATTCTCCTTTTCATCTTCCGTATGAATACCTACAACAGTTTTAACCTTATCCGCAAAGGTCGCAATTTCTTCTTCCGGCACATTTATTTGTGATACGATAACTGATTTTGTTTTCAATTCATTGTCAGTGTCACTTTGACGTGGTGCAGGTACATCTACTATTTGACCGACTTCAACAGGTATTTCTGTTTTATAGCTGTATTCTCTGCCTCTCGGTTCACTGTCTTTATCCAAAAATCTGCATTTTATAATATTTGTCATCTTAATCTCTCCTTTATCAATTATTCATCTTCAGCGGTATATAATTCATGCGTACCGTCCATTAGGGCTTTTTCTTCATCTGACATTTCATATCCTATCGTTGTTAATCCGTCATAAAGTCGTTGCAGTTCTTCATTCCCACAATAACACCCCTTATAATCAAAGCAATTCGTTACAGTGTTGTCACCGTATAATACATAACCTGCAATAACCATTTTATTCTGTTGCGTTTTACTTGAAAGATTATATATTCTTTGAACATCTCGGGTGTCTGAAATATCATCTTCATCATACTCGACATCTAACATATTAAGAAATTTCTCTACATCAAAACAATTATCTTCCAACAACGCTGTAATAAGAAAATTTTCCAAATTCTTAGAAGTGGCTTTTTCATTCAGTTTAAAATCTTTCACAAAATTTCGTCTGAGATTATACGCACGTTCCGTGGCTTCCTTAAGCCTTTGTATTCTGTTATCCCTTTCTTCCTTAATCTTATTTTCTCGTTCTGCTTGTTCCACTTGTTCTTTTTGTATTTGTTGCCTGGTCTGTTCTTCTTCAGCCGTACGGCTACGGTATAGTGATACACCTACACCGCTTCCATAACATTTATAATACAATTTTGTATCGTCAGGAATTGAAAAATCGTTTATATTCTCTACATTAGCACACCAACCAACATATACTAAACCGTCTGTATCCGTTATCTTTTCAGCAATTTTATTTAATTTTTCAAATAGCTGTTTTCGTTTCTCTATCTCTTTTTCCGCATTGACGGCACGCAATAGGTTATTCTCAAAATTATTGGTTCCGATAGTCTTAAGCACTTCATTTCGCTTTTTATCGTCTTTAATTTCAAATAACTTATCATACTCCGACATGGTTATCTGTCTGCCCTCGGTTTCCTTGAACACATCACTGTCCAACTTCAACAAACGAGTTCTACGTCTTACAGTGCTTTCGGAAAAACCAGTTTTTTCTGCAACTGTTTCAACCGTTTCGCCCAAATCTAACATCATCTGTATTCCTTGAGCTTGTTCATATACAGTCAAATCCGAACGTTGCATATTTTCAAGCAACATTGTTGCTATCTGTTCCTTTGGGCCCATTTCACGAATAACGCACGGTACAGTTTTCAATCCCGCTTGTTTTGCCGCCGCCAAACGTCTGTGACCGATTATTACGGTATATTCACCGTACCAATAACCTGTTGCCGGAACAACCGTAAGATTTTGCAATATACCGTTTTTCTTTATACTGTCCGCCAGTTCCGTTACATCACCTATATTTTTTCGAGGATTTGCGTCATGTGGATGTAATTTATCAACTTCAATATACACGATTTCAGATTTTGTCTGTTCGTCATTATTGATTTTCTCTGTATCTTGTGATATAATTTTGTCTAAGTTATTTTGATTTGTAGTTTCCATATCCAAACTCCTTTCAAAATAATGATAGCTGACCGTTCTTTTCGGTATTAAACTCGTTTCTATCTATATCTTGCGAGTTTTCTACTGGCTGGGCGGTCTTTTCTTTTTCATCATTATTTGTTATCGTTATATTTTTTTGCATGGTTTTATCAAACATATGAAACATTCTTCGCCAATTCCAAACATCATTGAAATACATTGGTGTATACCAATAACAACTATCTTCTTTTGTCATTTCATACAATGACTCGTTTGCCGTTATTGGATTCGCCATTGTATCGCCAATCTTAACATACCCGGCACACCCCAATAGAGATAATTGTGTATAACACATCTTGGCCGTAACTGCATCTATATCTTGAGCAACAAATAGGATGTGATTTTGCCAATTAAATTGTTTTATTTCTTCTGCCGCAGTATTTGCTACCGCAACAAGCAATGCGCCTGCTCCACATGCCGGGTCATTTACAGATACAAATCCATTTGCTTTTATTTCTTGTTCTATATCATTTTTTTGTAATTGAGCAGTCATTTTACACAAACTATACGGTGTAAAAAACTGTCCTTTCCAATGGCTTCCCAAGTCCAGAGCCATATACAACTCTCCAAGGAAATCGCAATCCCTGTTTTCCTCCATGTCATTGATGACGTGACCCATCATCTCAGGAAAGATTGCCTGTTCTTCCTTTGTGTATTTGCGAATAATTTGCATATACATTTCTTCTCTCGGTTTGAAATGCACCCTATCTATGCCATTTGATATGGCACAGGCAAACATTGATATGAAATCAGCGAATATTTCCCATGTTTGATATTTACCGCCGAATTTCTGAATACACTTCACAAACTCGGCTTGATATTGATTTCGAGTTCTTATTTTACCCATCAATTATCTACTCCTTTATTCCAACTCTACTTTAAGAGTCGGATACTTTTCTCGGAACGATTTCATTTTTAACTTGAATTCATTGGTTTTCACCCCTTTCGTGTCAACAATGCGACTTGTTCCGTCATTGTTGAAGATTACGAAATCTGCAACATATTCAGTACCTCGTTCTATACTCCCTACACCCTCTGTCACAACAAATCTTGCTTGACGACAGAAACCTTTTATCTCTCCTGCTCTTGTAAGCAACTTTAACTGACAATAATAATCGGCTTCCTTTTTACTGTCAAAACATATACCATCAATCCAAGTTTTTTGAGAAGAGTATTTATTTTTAGGCTTTGGACTGCTTGTGTTTTGTTCCGTATTCTGAATATATCGTGCATACTCCGCTTCACTCCAACGCATTAATCAATAAACCCCTTTTCTCTTGCCAGATAATATAATTTATTTTCTGTTGTTTTACCTATACCTTTCATTCCTGCCACACAAGTTAAAAACTTACTCACACTTTTATCCCGTGTATCATTCTTGCCTTGTGTATCATCTATGTATTTACACAACTGCTCATCTGTCATTTTGCGAATTTTAACTGCCCTATCGTGCATTTCTTTTTCTGTATCAGTCATTCTGCAACTGCGTTTTTTCATGCGATCACCTCCATATTTTCTATTGTGCCTAAACTAAATAACGTTTCGTTTACAGCCTCATCACATAACATTACTGCAAGTGCGTTAATCATATGAGGTTGTATTTGCTTTACGGCATACTTGTTGATTTTTTCTTCAAAGGTTATTCTTATATCATTTATTCCTCTCATTTACTTCCTCCAGTTTCGGCATTTTTGCGGATATTTCCTCAACAAATTTTTTTACGCTTTGTGGCAAACTTTCATATTCCTGTTTGCTTTTCGTTTGTGAACGAAAATTCCGCATAAAATTACTTGCTACTACGGTATCGAGTTCATCTGCACTTACCTTAGCCCATTCGTGTATCATCAGAGGGTTTCCTATTGCCGTTTTTACCTTGTCAGGCAATTTTCTATATTCCTCTTTATATCCGTAAATTCCATTACGGATAGCTTTTCGCACCATGCTCCAAGCCTCGCCCTCCGTCAGTTCCGGTTCTTTGGTTAATAGCTGTATTTTTTCTATTACCTCGGCTATTGTCGGTGGAAACTTGCTTGATACAATCAATGCCTTAGCTGCATTTGAAACAGTTTCATAGCTGTAATCGGCAAGCATAGACGCCCATAATGTTGTTACCCGTCTTGCTTCTTCCACGTCTATGTTTGCATAGTAGCGTGAATATGCAGCCCTAAATACCGCCATAATTTTAGCAGTTTCTTGAAATGTCATAATATATCATCTCCGTTATCAAATTCACTGTTTTCAAGTAAATCAAGAAATAGATTATTGTTTTTTCTTGCACCGGCATTATAATCATTTCTTTGCATAGGTCTATCGTCATAATTTCCGTCAAGCGTCTTAGCCATATTGGAATCTTTTATCAGCCAATCAAACGTGGCAGACCAGTTACGATTATTTGCACCTTTTAAAAAACTGCTATTTTCCGCTTTCTCAAACAGACATTTGAAATCGTCAATACTGTACTGTCTAAGTCTTGCTTTAATTGCTTTCTTTCGACTATCTGACATTGAGCGTAATTTAGGATATGATGTACATATGTTGTTATACATATCTTTGATTTGCTCATATGGTGCAGGTGGGCGGTGAGAGTCATCTATTATACTTTCTTCTACTCTACTCTCCTCTACTTTATTTTCTTCTATTTTACTTTGTGAATTATCTTTACTTTTATTGGGGTTATCTTTACTTTTAACTTCGTTTTCTTTATCGGA